TCTTCCCGCGTGCGGTTGAGCAGGATTTGAATGCGCTGCACTTCCTCCGAGTGGCTCTTGATTAGCCACAAAATGATCGCTGAGAGGAAGGAAAGGATGACATTCCATATCAGCAGTTCCATGCTCTCAGACTCTTGTTAATGCGGCTATTCGGATCGTTCGCGGTCTTTGCGGAGGTAAGTTTCTTTTTCATCCCCTTCATCCGGGCGCAAAAAGAGTCTCGCCTTGGGCCGCCCTCCGGCTGTGGGGCCTTCAGCCCCGGCTTGCCCGGGTTGGCTTTGTTGTAAGAGGCGCGACCTTTGGCGTTCAAGCCACCCTTCGGGTTCTTGCCTTCTTTTCGTTGCCATGCCGGGGTCTTAGCCATAAAACACCGTTATCTTTGCGCCTGCGGGCAAAGTTACGTGCATGTCGGTGTAGTACAAGATGCCTTCACCTGGGACGGGCATCCCGAAGGCCACTAGATTAGTTGAGATGGTGAACTGCAAACGAATCGTGCCACTTGCACCACCGTCTCTAATAATCACATCACCGGCTGTACCACCAGAAACGCACTGATAACCTTTTAGTCGATTACGCCCGGATACAAGCGTACCAGTTGCGTCCGTATGCGCTGATAGGACATCATATTGCATCGACATGATGCGCTCCTAGTTAAGCCGTACGAGTGAACGTATAGGCAGTGGCGCTGGAGAACATCAGGGTGAAACGGCCAATACCCGTAGCACCGGAAGCGATGGTCAGATCGCCAAAAGACGCAGCGGTGTCCACAGCAGCGGTAGACAGCACAGCATCTGTATTGACTGCCACCGTTACCGTGCTTGCGCCTGCGCTGTTGTCAATAAACAGATCAAGCACCGTACCACGGGAAGCACTAATGGCCGTACCCAGCGCCGTGCCGGTGGGCAGCGTAATGATCGTTGCAGCAGCCGAGGTGGAGGTGATATACCCGGAAGCAACCTGAGCAGCAGTAGCTGTCGCAGTAGCGTTAACCGCGTTATCCGTGGTGATTTGGTGGCCTTGGATGAAGCCGTTTTGAGAAACGACTGGGCCAGTAAAAGTGGTGCGTGCCATCGAAGGCTCCTCATGTAGAGCTTGCTGTCTGTGAGGTCAGTCCGCCAAGCCGGTCAGCAAGCAGGTTGAAATCTTGGGACTGTTGGGTTTATACACCCAGTGCAAGAAAAAGAAAAGGGGGCAAAAGCCCCCTTTTTAGCTCAGTAGATCAGGACGAACCCGAAGAACCAAACATTCCCAGCGGATCAGACCAACCGAACGAATAACGCTCGCGGGCCTTGTAACGCACGTTGCCGGTGTCAAAGTCGCCGTCCATGCTGTTTTGCAGCGGGGAGCGAACAAAGTGCTTTAGACCATTAGGCACATCCGTGGTCAGGAACCACGCATTGGTATCGGTCAAGAAGTGATTGACCGTGTAGCCACCTGGGATTGCACCCATCTGCTTGATAGCGTTGATGTCGTTATCAGCAGTAGACACCCGCAGTTCAGTGTCAAGCAGACGCTTGGCAACGAACATCAGCGCGGGCGGGATCACCAGCTTGACTGGCTTGGCAGCGATCAACAAGCCACGTTCATCCGTCCACGCGGCGATCTGAATAACGGCGGCTTCCAAGGAAGACTCGTTAAGATCAGCCTGTGTAGCGGGTGTGTTGCTGTTGGTACCACCAGACACCAGCGGGTGTGCTGTCGAGAACAGGGCCACGCCGTCGCCACCGGGGTAGCTGGCAGAGAAGCCGTTGTTCAGGACTGCAGCGCCCTTGACTTGCTTGGTGTATGCCATTGCACGAGCCAGACTCTTGGTATAACGAGCCGAAAGGCTGTCATACAGGTTGTCTTCAATTGCCTCTTCGGTAATTGAGAAACCCAAAGCGACGGTTTCGTGCGTATAGCGAGTGGTCCAAGTTTCCTGCGCATTGTCATAAGCAATCGCAGCGCCTTCGTTCTTCACCGGAGCGGCGGAGAAGCCAGACAACTTGGTTTCTTCTTCAAATGAGCGCTCGGAAGTCTCAGTTTCGTAGATTTCCTTGTGCTCTTCGCCGTAGCGAGCGTACTCCAAACCGAACAATGCGTTCAGGCCGGGGAGCAGCTCTTTCAGCAGTTGTGCGCGTGAAATAGCCATTTTAAATTACTCCTTCGGTCAGACGCCAGTCGGGTTGAGATACTGATGACCGCCATCAACAGTCTGACCAGCCACATTCGGTGCATTGAACTTGATGATCAATTCACAGAAGTTGCCAGACGAGTTAGCGGTATCAGGCACCACATCAACGATGCGGATTGGCAGCGTAGCCGTAGTGGTACCACCGGCGGCGGTAAACACGCCAACGGTTGAATCACCAGTCGTAGTCGAACCAGTGTTTTGTACCAACTGAGCATTCGATCCAATCACGGTGCGACCCAGGAAAGCCGGGGTTAAACCGTTACCGTCAACGGTAGTGCCAGTAACCAGCACAGCCTTAAACAGTTGAGAGGGATCGTCAGCAACAAATGCCTGAATGATAGAACCAACCTTGACCGACAAACTTGCGGGGTAGTATTGCCCGAAAGTCAATTGGCCAGTGACGGCGCTGATGTACTGACAGCCTAAAAACACGCCACAGGGAGTAGCGGTCGTAGTGCCAGTGTCCTTTTCAATGGTGCCACCAGAAACAATCTTAACAATGTCGCCATAGAAAATGTTGGTGCCGTAGCCAGTACCAGACGTATTTGCAATGACGAGTTGACGAGTTGCTCCGGCAAACACCTGCCCACCGATCAAATTGATCGGCTTCAAGCCATAAGGCTTGTCAACGGTCGGGTAAGCCATGAAAGACTCCTAGATTTAAGAACCAGAACCAAAAGTAACCTTGGACTTCTTCTCAGAGAAAAGAGGCATCTTTGGGTTACTTTCGCGCAAAAAGTTGTTGTCTACCGACTCCACCTGGGCCTTGTTTTGGTCCTCATAGTGCTTGGAGCGCTGCTCCATAAACTCTGTTGGGATACGGCAAAGCAACAATCCGCCTATTTCAATGTTGCCTTTAAAGCGACCTTCCATAGACGCGTGCATCATCATTTCGGGATAGTCCTCTGCTCTGCAGGGCTCATACCCCTCACGCAACTTAGATGAGATGTTGCCAGGATCAGGAGTGCCCATAGTGGCGGTACGCACCCAACGGTGCCTCCAGCCAGGGCGTTCGTCAGGGGTCGGCAATGTCTCAGGCGCACGCCACGCTGTGGGGCGCTGAGTTGTCGTACGAGTTTCCAATTCACGGGAAAGTCGGTTTTGAGCCTTGACTTGATCCATTATTCACCTCTTTTAAGCTGAGCAACCTGTTTCGCATACAACTCAATCGGAACCCCAAGGCGCTTTGCGATAGCGGCTTCAGATGCCTTTAACTTGATGCGGTTAGGCGGTGTGCTACGAGCAGCCGGAGCCACTACCGAAGCAGGTTTTGCTGCACGGCGCGGAGGTTCTTCCTCTTGAGCCGGTTCATCATCGCTCCCGAAATATTCGGGGAATCTACGACGCATGGTAGCGTCAACAACCTTATAGTACTCATCAGACCCTACAAAGTTATCGCCACGATCCTTGGCCAGCTTTTGATGCAACCCGAGGGCGGAAGCTGTCATTTCAGGATCGTTGCCGAACCACGTATTAGTCTGAAGCCACCGCTGATCACGGTCAGTGACCTTTGGTGCAGCACTACGTTGGGGGGTTTGTACCTCATCTTCTTGGACTTGTAAAGGCCGCATATCCTGAGCTTTTTCAAGCTTCCAGGTAGCCTTGGCCACATCGGCCTGAGCCTCTACCAGTGCGTCGGAATCTCCGGCTTCGTACGCCTCTTTATATTTCTTCTTGGCGGTTTCAAGCTCAAGCTGAGCTGTGCTTTGCGATTGCTCTACAAATACCTTGGAGCTAACGGCCATTTGCTGCTGCAAACGACGGTTTTCCTCCAGCACCTGCCGGGCGTAGTTCTCTGCGGCCTCGCGCTCACGCAACGCGCGTTCTTTTTCGCGGCGCTCATCGTGATAACCCTTAGTAAACTTCTTGATGCGGGCCTGAACTTTCTCGTCGTACGAAGCTAATTCATCGTCAGTTGGTTCATCAGGCGGGGCACTAGCCGGTTTACGGCCACGATCTTCGGCGGGAGTATCGTCCTCAATCTCCACCTCAAAGTCGTTGGCAGCGGCGGTTTGTTGTTTGGCGGCTTCTTTAGCTTCCTTTTCGTCAGGAAACTCAAATTCTTCGCCCTTGTATTCAGTTGTGGCCATGTCTTCTCCTTAAGCAGCGCGAGTAATACCGCGCGGGTCTTCAACAACAGCCTCGACCGAATCATCGTTGATGATGCGAAACTCGCGGCCATGAATCTTCAGGCGGGTGCCTGAATTGGGTCGGACGATGACAAAATCACCGGCCTTGCACGACGGTCCACTAGGAAACCGGGTTTTGTCGGCATAAGCATCAGGTCCAACTTTGACAACAAATAGCACCGGAGTAAGCACTTCTTCGTAGTACATAGTTTTGTCAGATTTGACGAGCCCCACCTCACTGTCTGCGTACTCCTCCATAGCATCTGGAACCACGGTTAAAAGGTGGTACGTTTTTGGGTCAGGCAACTGCTTGGCCTTCTCTTCAGCGGTTTTACTCAGCAGCGGCGCAAGGTCGATAGCATCTGCAAAATCAGTCATCAGAACGCTCCATTCGTTGCACGAGGTCATTGATGATTGACTCTGCAAGGCTCAGACCCCGGATGATCCCGCAGACGTTTCGGTACTCGTCAAAGTTGATTGCGCGACCAGAGCCTAAAAAAGAAATGTTGTCGGCTCTTATCCTGTCAATTTCTTTGGCTACATGCGCCAAAACTTTTAGCTCGTTCAAGATTTATCCTTTCTAGGCTGCTGACGCTGCATGGCTTGTATGGCTATCTGCGCCCGATGCTTGGCGATGTCAGCGCCAAGTTTGACCCCTTCAAGCTGCTGGTTCTTTTGTAGCTTGTCCCTTGTAGCGGCTGCAGAAGCCGCGACTTGCATGGCAGCAATCTCTTTCTGGGCCGCAATCCGTTCTTTTTCAATCTCAATCTGATCGGCCTTAGCAGCGGCTTCAATCTGCTGTTTCTGCGCTTTGAGTTGAAGGTCTTGCTGCTTGAGTTGAAGTTCCTGCATCTGCATCTGAACAATGGGGTCCTGCATCTGCTGTTGTGCCTGCTGCTGAGCAGCGGCTGCTTGAGACTGCTGAGACAACGCTATCGATGCTTGTGCAGCAAGCTGCGCAACTTGTGCGGCCACTTCAGGAGTCATAGTTTCGGATTGCTGTTTGGTCGGCAAAAGCAGACCAATCTGCTTCTCCACTTCTTTGCGGTACTGGAACGCCAAGTGCTCGTTGATGTGCGCCATCGCAGCGGCCACGATCTGCTGACCCATCGGTGTGTTCTGCACCAAGCCCATGATGGCCGGGTTCTGCAGCATCGACATGTGGGTAGCGATGTGGGCTGCGTGATCCTGCTCAATGAACGCCTTGGTCGGCTTCAGGCGCAAGAAGTTCTGGTTCTCCTGCACCGGGTCAGTTGGCTTCTGATCGTCCTCCACCGGCACCAGTTTGGCAGCGTTCTTGATGCCTAGCACCTCAATCATCTGGCGATGCAACAAAGGCAAGTCATAGAGCTGAGGCGCAGTCTGGGCCAACTGCAGAGCCGCTTGGTACTGCACAATCTTCTGGGCCATCGTGGCAGCGTTGGGGTCGCTGACAGGGATAACTTCGACCATGTCGTAGTCGGTGCGCTTTATAGAACGCTCGCCGTCCTCGGGCTCGTAGTCGTACTCCTCGGGCGTATAGTCGGCGATGATGCCTTTGAGGAGCTTGAACTCTTGCTTCATCGCGTGATGCAAACGCGCTTGAACAGCACCCATTACTTTCAGAGTTCGTTCAA